CTTCTTGAGCGCCTCCAGCATCCATGTGTGATCTTCGTAGTTCTGTTGGGTAGGCATTAACCTAACCTCGCAAATTTCAATTTGATGGGTTCCTCGACCTTGCGTGTCATCATCGGGAACAACTCAGTAAAACCCCACACAAGGGAGTCGGCGCGGTCAGGTGACTTCAGGCCACCGTAACCGGAGGTAGTCATGCCGCAAAGTTGATCTTCCAGTTCTGGGAAGTAGCCAATATGGTGAACTTTGCCTTGTTCATATAGAGCGGCGACAGGCTCTGCCCTCACAGCCTTTCCCCTGGAGGCGGTCACATCACGGTAGGGTACATCGGGGTTTGCAGCCCTTATCACGGCCTCAACCATTGCCCCGCCGAAGTTGCGCTCTCCGACTATCCTGTCTGCGGAATGGCGGTTATAGGCGTCCGTTGCAATCCTGCCCCAATCAGCGGGGCCGTAGTGACCGCTCAAGTCCTCAAGCAAGTAGCCATGGCCATCAGTGCCAAGGGCGCAGACCGTGATGCCAATCTCATCTGAGCGGGTATCCTGATCGCCTGAACAGCCGGAAGGGTCTACAGATACCACCACACGGAGGAAGTCGGGGATGTTTTCCTCAAGCCTGCCCAGTTTTCGGTTGTTGGCTATTAGCTCATCCGTCCACAAAGCCCCGTCTGTGTCATCAGTGAACCGGCCTAACAGGAAGCGGTTCCTTGCTCTTTCCGGCAGGCTGTCCAACATGCTCAGGTATTCAGGGTCGAGGTTCTCCCGGTTGTCGGAAGGGTTAATCAGGTAAAGCCGGTAGTTGTCAGGGTTCTTGTCTGGCTGCCCGCTGTCCGGGTCTTTCTTCTCGACGAATCGGCGATAGGTCCAGTGCTTCTTGCTTGGCGGGTTGAAGTCGTAGTAAGCCTTTAGCCTCAAGCCTTCTGTCTTTTGGGCCAGTCGGGTCATTGCTAGGGTGATAGATGCGAAGGGTATCTGCGAGCATTCGTTGAAGTACAGGGTAGCGAACTCAAGCCCGAGTATCTTCTCGGTGCGCTCTTTGTCATCCAAGCCACAAAACCATATCTCTGAACCGTTGGGCAGCTTGAGAAACCAGTCTGTCTTGTTCAGGTCGCAGTGTTGCCAGACCCCAGGGAAGCAAAGCTCAAACACCTTTGGCAGCGTATCGTAGATGACTGAGGCTTTGATGGCGTTGAAGCGGTAGCGGAATATGGCGTGGCGGCTCTTTGGTTCCTTCAAGGCTCTCAGGACTACGGCGCGAACCAATAGGAACGTCTTGCCTGACCGACTGCCTCCCCCTAATGCACAATGAGTCGATTGGCTAATCAGGCAGTCCATTGCAGCATCTTGAGCGGCGGTTAGCCTGAACTCAGACACTTGCGTCCTTTCCTGAGATAGTGACTTGAACAGGGCCGGTGAATGCGTGGTCTTGCTGGTCTTTCCACCCAAAGTTGTTCTTTAGGTTGAATATCGCGCCTGTTGGGGCAGAAGCATCAAGCCTTTCCTCCAATGACATTTCGACTCTTTGCTTTGCTCTTTTTACTGTCGCAAAGAATTGATCGCGGTTCTCGTAGTTTCGGAGACTTTCTGTAGTCATTTCAAGGGCATACGCAAGCCCTGATATTGTTGGGGGTTTTGGTGGGTCGCTTGAAAGCCTTTCCGCGAAATAGGCGTCAATGATGGCCTGCATTTCCTCGGGGTTGCTGTATCTTGGAGGGCGACCTGCTGGCATCATGCGTACTCTGCGCAGTGTTCTGCACATAATTGCACATGCTTGGGGTTGTGTCTAGCCCGAATAGTCGCCAGTCAGTAGCCAGTCGCTAGTGACTATCCCTGCACTCAGGAACGTGCGCCAACTCCATATCTAGCCGCTCAGTAACCCATCGCGCCAAGCTAATACCCCTGGCCTTCGCCGCTGCCATGTACGCCGCTTTCCGTGCTGCCGTGACCCTCACATGCACAACGGATTCAGCCCGCTCTGACGCGGGCTTGGGTGGGCGTCCACCGGGGTGCTTATTTGTTATTAATTCTGCGCTCGCATCATCAAATCTACTAGCGCAATATACAGACGCTGCCTCTATAGCTTCCATTTTAGAAGCCGCACTAATATGGAATTCCCCAACAATACAACCAATGTATGCAAAGGTCACTTTGTACATATTAAGCGGTCACCACTGTGTAGTTTGATGGACGCACGTTATTAAATGCGGTGCCATTGGAAAATGAGTTAACGCGCATTGAATCCGCAAACTTCTCAGCATCGGCCTTAGCGTTAAAAACAAGCGGCTTACCCGTGATTGCATTTTTTGTGTGGCGGTTAGTTCGTGTATTAAGTATTTTGTACATTTTCCTTTCTCCCTTTCCTGTTTGCTTACCCTCATTATAGTTATCCGCAACACAAATACAAGGAATCGGGTTATGGTATTTTCTTATATCACATCATGCGTGTTATTCCGTTTTAGCTCTCGGATTTTGGCGGCACCCTAACATTCACCACGGTAAATGGCGAGGCTACCAATACATTATCTGCATCCGCTCGCCCCATCTGCCATATCAGAGAGCCTATCGTCGTATAAACAGGCTTCTTTAGCCGGAAGCGGCGCATTGCTTCTCGCTTTGTTAAGCACAAAATGCGGTTACGCTTATTCTTGCTTTCAGTCCCCGGCATCGGGGCCAATCCTTTTGGATGTAATGCGCTCACTATCCCATCTCCTTTTGTTGCCTGATTTTAGTCAGATGCCTGATCCTGCGCCGGAATATGGACTTGACCCTGAATAGGTACTCAGCACTCGGTTGCAAGGGTTTGTGCGGTCCCTTTAGCCACTCAACTTTTTCCTGCCCGATTCGTGTATCAGGTTGGCTTCATAAAGCGCGTCCGTAGATGCGCCCCACTTAGCCTTGTTTTGGCTTCCCATGTTCGATATACCGCATTGCTTGTGGATGTTCAGTGTATGGTACCGAAGTTCGGGCGCTGCCCCTACCGGGCGAAAATGACCGGCATGGAACCCTGCGCTTGCGTGGGGACACTCGTATCCGTGAACAATGCACGGCTTGTTTTCGTCTCGCAGTACGATGTAGGCGTTTACCGCGTCCTGTGCCTGGCGTTCCGGGCCTGACCTTGCCCGACCCCTGCGGTAATTGGTGCGTGATTCTGCGGCTTCCTTGCGCCATTGTGAGAGCATCGCCTTTCGCTGCTTGTCGCGCTTGGACTGGTTCTTTTTGGCCTGCTTTGCCTGCTTGATGCGGGCTATGGCAATTGCGCACTCAGTGTCACACCATGTCTCTAGCGATGATGCGCCGGGGCGTGGCGTGTAAAACTTGCCACAAGCAGGATTCTTGCAGGCTTTAGGCTTTGGCGCTTTCACTAATCACACCCTTTGCCAATACCGTTGCCGCTCGCGTCGGTAAAATCCTTCCAATGCACCCATCCTTTCGGGCAGTGAAAACCCCAATTACGCACGACAGGTCCAGTAATGAACAGTGTCCACGCCGGACCCTCTGCCAGTACAATCCGGTGTGCATGCGTTGCCCTGCGAAAGACCGGCACAAACCGCCTTATGCGCTTCCAGTGCTGCCATCCATGAGGCGGAAACGGAAGCACCTCTATCAATCCACCCTTGAGCAAAAAAGACACGCTGGCCCACGGGTGATCATGGAGCGCCCTGTCATCGTCGTTACCCATAAACTTGTGAAGGTAAATGTTAAACAGGGGATTGCGCGGCACCAGATGCCAACGGTGCAGGTAGTTCTCGCCTATGATTCGATGCGGCTTCACGCTGGCACAATTCCACGAACCCAACTGCTGACCGGATACTTCCTGCCCTTGGGCTTACTGTAACCAAGCGCGGCGAGGACTTCATTCTGGTTGTCATGGCGGCACCAAACGCCGACTAGCGCGGGCGGGCGCATATCAAGCATCCTGCGAGTATTCAGCGGCGCGGCGAACTGCGAGCGGTAGGTGCCATCAGGGTTCAGAAAAACGGCGATTGGCGAATCAATTTCGGCGACTGCTACGCGTCCCATGATTTCGGTTATGGATTGTGACCTCATTTCATTTGATCCTCTGTCTCCGGTGAATCAGGCAAATTGTAATCATTTGAAAATTCCCAATGGTCATACCACCGTTGCCATGCCGACACCTGTGCCTCTAGCTCGGATATGCGGTCAAGCAAACAAGATTCCCACCCTCTGCTGCCATTGGGATATTTACCGCTGCTGCGGAATTCTTTCAGCATTCTTTCGCGCAAGTCACTCATCGCTATCGCTCCTCTGCCTATGTCGCTGACCGCATAGCGGCCCTGCTTGTTGCCTCTACGGTTCTTTGCGCCTCAAACAGCGCCTTGATTGCCTCATAGCCCACCCTCGCCCTGTTAGCCTGCCTGCGGGCCTCCACGGAAGCTGCAAAGGCATCCCGGTAATCAGCACAAGTCAGTGCGACCTCTGTGGCCTCTGCCATAGAGCATTTCAGTTCTCGGCGCATTTCCATTGTTAGCTGCGCCTTGAGGCTTTTCAGGGAGCCTTCAAGCAACTCAGCAGCACCGTGCTTGTCGGCCCAGTCATTGCCGGCCTCGACCCATGCCCTGTAAACGTCATTTGGTATCATGCTTCACTCTCTCCGCTCGTATAGTCAGGTGCGTTTTCACTATCGGCCTCAGATGCTCCGGTACTGCCTCAACCGCTGCCCTGCGTTCAGCTAGGGATTTCATGGCGGCTATCTGCTTGGCGTACTGCCTTGGCCATAGCTCCTCGGTTGCCATCACCCCTCCTCATCGTTTGGTGCCTGCGCTGCCGATTCCGCTAGCTCGACAAGTGATTCAAGGGCGCGGGCTATGCGCTCAAGGCTTTCAAGTAGGTAATGTATCTGTGCTTCGCTCATGGTGTGGCCTCTCCTCCAAACATTGCCAATTGCGCCGTGGCGCTCTCAAATCGCTGTACAGCCGCTTTGTAATAATCTTCGTCCAACTCACAACCCACAAACTCAAAACCGCCATAATGCGCTGCAATCGCGCTAGAACCGCTTCCAAGGTGCGTGTCAAGTATCCGGTCGCCTTGCTTTGCGTAGTTGGCTAAAAGCCATTCGTAGAGCTTTACGGGTTTTTGGGTGGGGTGTATTTTGTTGGTATACACTTCGCTGCCTGTCTGCGCCCGAACTCGCACCATTGCAACCGTGTTGATTAGTGAACAATACGCAAGCTCTGCTTTTGAAAAGCCTACATCGCCAGTAATGTCTTTATCCCAAACAATCCAGCCATTGTGCGGCGGCAACCAATCAAAATTATTTGCACCAAAAACTACTTGCTCGCTAGAGACTCGCGTCAACTCTTTCCAGTAATCTGCCAACGGCGCGGAACAGTCCCATCTTTTTTTTGCATGTTTTAATTGCTGGCCGCTTCTGCGCCCTTGGTTCATGTTTATACCGATACCGTAGGGTGGGTCGCAAATCGCCAACTCGAAAGCCTTATCCGGCAGCGTGGCCAAATACTCCATGCAATCGCAATTCAACAGCGTGATTTTGTCGCTAACCTGCATGGGGAGCCTCTATGCCCAATTGGGTGTTGGTGCGCCTACGCAATGCCATCGTGAGCCTGGGATTGAACCCACCCGCCTTCCTCGCCCGAATAAACGTTCTAAGCGGGCTTCCTGACTTCGCCGGAACATCAGGCCCGCGAGCAATAACCCCGTCTTGCGCCATCGCGCTTAACAGGTTAGCCGCTGATACCGCGCTCAATCCGATAGCCTCTGCTGCTGTGTACTTGTTCACACTATCCATCGTCTCGAACAGCTTTAGCACTGCCTGTCGCTGGGCGCTTCTTGGCTTGTGTTGTTTCATTGCTCTCTCCCTTTCCGCTCGTCGTAGTCTTTATTAAATCCTGCGGGGTCGTAATGAACCGCTCTGACGTAGTGCATCGCCCCGTCTGTTTTTAGCGCATACACCTCGTCGGGGCGACGGTATGCGATTACACCGTCTATCCACAATGCTTTGTCCTCCTCCATCGTCACACGCTTGGAAACCATGTAATCGCGCAGCCACCCACCCATTTCGTGAGTCTCGCCATCGTGCGTGCCTCCGATTAGTTTGCGCTTCATTGCTCTCTCCCTTAGTTAAAAAATAGCACCAGATTAAATGCGGCACATGAAAAGGAAATTGACGCCCATGCTGGAGCCTTTTCGGACACGGCCACCACCCCTAAAGCTAGACACCAT